CATCCCCGCCGATGTTGGTCGTGCTATTGCATTCATCAAATTCCGCAGTGGCACCCGTGGCAATCCGGTAGTGCAGAACGAACAGCGTTATTTCGCGGTGACCCTTGTGACGGATGATGTCGTCGATGCGCCTGCGCGTAGTGCAAGCAAGCGGAAGAAAACACCGACAAAGAAATCTGCCGTGAAGAAGAAAAAGAAAACACGGTAAGGATATCAAACATGATTGTCGTCGTGCGTGATGGGGCGATTGCGCTCTATACATACGACACGGATACCAAGACTGAGGGGCTGTCTCCAGCGAAAGCCGACATCGAAGATATCAGAATGGCCTTGCGTGAAGCATTGGAATTTATCGGGAGTGATCCACTATAAGTGGGGAGTGACCTGCCATGACCGACGATGAAATCCGTGACAGCATCTTGATCTTAGAGCAACAGATTAAACGGCGCAATCAACCGAAGTTGTGGGATCTGATTGAAGAGGCAGAAGCCATCCTGGATGGCAGGGGCACGGTGTTGAACCGCACGCAAGTGGAGCACGACCTTGAACGTGAGCTGTTACTTCTGTAAAATCTGGAGATGGTGGCATGGCAGAAAAAATCTACATGTGGATTGCGTGGCATCTGCCTCGAACACTCGTGATGTGGTGCGCAGTTCGCATTGGCGCGCACGCAACGCAAGGTGAATACAGCAATCAAGAAGTGCCGGCGCTGACATTCATGGATGCATTGAAGCGGTGGGGCTAAACGCCAACCTGCAAAGGTGGAAATGATGGCCTATCAATTCTTCGACACCTTCCATAATTTCTTAAGCGGCCTTGGTGTCCAGGGCCGCGATAAGATGACGGCCTTTTCTTACGTCAAGCCGATATGGACCCGCCAACAACTCGAAGCATCTTTCCAATCAGACTGGATCGCACGCAAAGCCATTAGCATTCCAGCCCAGGATGCAACGCGTGAATGGCGGTCGTGGCAGGCCAAGGGCAAACAGATCGAATTGCTTGAAGCCACAGAGAACAGGCTGCAAGTCCAATTGAAATTGCAACAGGCACTAACCAAGGCGCGCCTGTATGGTGGTGCGTGCATCTTGATTGGTGTCGACGGCAACATGTCGAAAGAATTGGACCCTGCCACCATCCCGAAAGATGGCCTCAAATATCTGCATGTCCTGGCACCACATCAATTGACCGTCGAGAGACTGGTTCATGATCTTGAGTCGCCGTATTATGGGCAGCCTGAATACTATGAATTGTCCGACAACATCAGCCGCACGAAGAGTGTCAAGATCCACCCATCACGGATGGTGCGATTGATTGGCCTCGACCAACCTGATCCCATGGAAGGGTCGGGATGGGGTGATCCGGTGATGCAGGTTATTCACGACAGCGTCAGTGCAGCAGGCACCGTGATGCAGTCCATCGCAGTGTTGGTATCAGAAGCCAAACTGGATGTGATCAAGATACCTGGTCTCACCGAGATATTCAGTACGACAGAGGGCACCAATCGCCTGGTGAAGAGGTTTACTGAGGCCAATGTCGCTAAATCAGTGGTCAATGCCCTGATCATGGATGCCGAAGAAGAATGGCAGCGCATTGGTGTCAATTTCCAGGGAATGCCCGAGGTCCTGCAGATGTATATGCAGATGGCCGCGGGTGCGGCCGACATCCCAGCAACCCGCTTCCTGGGTCAGTCACCTGCCGGATTGAACAGCACAGGTGAAAGCGATCTGCAGAATTACTATGATCGGATTGCATCTGATCAAGAATTGCGCCTCACGCCGGCGCTTGAGAAACTAGACAAGGCCATTGTCCAATCATCTCTCGGCAAGACCGATGAGAACATCTTCTACAACTGGAATTCGTTGTGGCAGATGACCGATACTCAAAAGGCTGACATCGCCAAGAAGAAAGCCGAAGTAGTCAAGATCGATGTGGATTGCGGGTTGATCCCATTCGTCGCCTTGGCCAAAGGCCGATCCAATCAGTTGATCGAGGATGGTACCTATCCTGGCTTCGAAGCTGCACTGGAAGAAGAATTAGCCAAGCAAGATTTTGCTGAACGGGAAGAAGAGGCGATCATCAAGGAAGAGGAAGCGGCCAAGCAGGCTGCTGAAATCGCCAAGGCCGGCAAGGAAGAGGAAGATCCTGAAAAGGAAAATCCGCCGCCGAAGAAACCCGTCAAGGAGAAAGTACCTGCTGAATGAACATGATGATCCTCGATGATCGTCGGCGAGATCCAACGCGAAGCAGCGGGATACGGCGGCATGGTCGGGGTGTCATCAATCGGCGGGTCTTCGAATTGCACAAGGGCTTGCGGCAGGCTATTCAAGAACAAGATGTCATTGGTCTGAAAGAAACGCCTTCACAATTCATGTCCTGGGTGGAGAACAACGCACAGAAGATCGGCCGCACAGAACCCGTGATGCAGCGTCTCGTCGAGTCATCTGTGTCACAACCATCTGATTGGCTCACAGAAACCATCGCTGCCGCCGTGTTCAGAGGTGTGGCGCAGGCTCTTCGAGAGCTGAAGAACGATCAACAATTGCTCGATTTGTCAGAGGTCATCGAATTCCATGGCCTCAAAACAGCCCATGAAGTGCAAGGCATAGGGTGGGAAACCAAGCGGCGGTTCTTGCGACATGTCGGTAATGCGTTGGAAAAGAAACAACGGCCGGCAGAACTGATGCGGGAAATGCGGGCCACATTGGAAAACGTAACTCGCCGGCGCTTGATACTCTTAGTCAATACGGCAGTGGTTGGTGCACTCAATGCTGGTAAGCTGCTGGCTTATCGTGAAAACGGTATTCTGCAAGTGGGTATTGAGCCTGAATGGTTGCCTGCTCCTAATCGGCATTCTGTTGGTGATCGTCGGCATTCCATGGGCCATTCTCACCGGCATCATTTACGCGACGAAGCACTTGTTAACGTACTGACCGCAGGTGATGATGACGTCTGCGATGAGTGTGAAGATATCGCGGGTGATGGTCCGTATGATCTTGAAGAAGCCGCGGGCCTAATCCCCGCCCATCCTAATTGCCGTTGCGCCTTTGTGCCGTTCGGAGATCGACGTTACGCTGAGATTGAAGAACAACGGGAGCGTGATGATGAGTAATGGTCTTGAACGCGGTGAAATGCTCACAGGCAAAGATCGGCAGTCAGCACTCGAACAGCCGACCCCGTTGACTGTTGAACCTGTCGTTCTGACGAATGAGATCTATCCGCCGATCAGATCCACCCCCACAATTATCATCATGGAGAAAGAAATGGGCCGTCGTTTTACAGTGCTTGATGACTTCACAAGCGAAGAGACAGCATCGGATTACGTTGCCGGGTTGTCCTATGAAGCCCGCGATGAAGACGAGAAATTGCTCGGCCTGATCGATAAGTGGATCAAAGAGGGCAAAGTACGCGAGGGCGGACCCGAGGCCCAGATGACTGGCGGTGATGCCGAAGAAGACGACGATAAGTAAAATCCGACAACCCTTTCCCAACCAGGAGTAACACCAATGGCTGTAACCCATCCTGCCGCCGTCCGTACTGGCATGGCGGACTACGTCGTCGATCAACTCGACATCAATACACCGCCTGGTAAAGTGGTCATGTTGACTGCAGCCAGTGCTGTGGTGGCGACATTGACGCTAGCCAATCCGGCATTCGGCGCAGCATCTGCTGGTGTGGCCACTGCCAACACCATCGCGGCAGATACCAACGCAGTCGGTGGCACCATTGCCAAAGCCGAATTGCGCCAAGGCAATGCCACGCCGATCATCCTCTGCAGTGTCACAGCAACTGGCGGCGGTGGGGATATCCAGCTCAACTCAGTCGTGATCTCTGCTGGTCAGCAAGTGTCGCTGACATCACTGACCTACGCCGCACCAGCGTAGTTTTCAAATGGCCCTCCCGGTAACGATCAGTGGTCTAAGCACCACAGTCTCGCCGGTTGGGCCGTTCAAAGCCACTGTCTCTAATTTTGCGCCACTTGTTGTATGCTCTTTAAGTGACACTAATAGCAATTTTGGTAACAGCGGTCAGCCCCGTGTAGCTCAACAATTTACGACTGGTCCATACGGTGCATCTATCACTTCAATCGAAGTGAAACTGTTCAAAGTACAAGCACCGATAGACGGTGTTATCCTTCAAGTTTTCGCAGTAGACGGTGCGGGGCTTCCTACGGGTACGGCGCTTGGCGCCTCGACTACAATTCCAAATGGGTCCATCACCGGTACGACCACTGCCACGGCCAATGTTGTAACAGCGACCTTTACGACACCAGTTGCGTTGGCGGCAAATACTAAATACGCAATGGTCTTTATCCGATCCGGCGCTACCGATGGCACCAATTACTGGCGAGCATGTGGTTCTTCTAGTTCAACATATACCGGTGGCGTTACCTGCTACTACAACGGGACGGCGTGGTTTGTTTCTCCGGGTAGTTATGATTACTACATGACGATTGGCGGCGCTGGTGACGGTAGTGCTACTGAAACTTATTATCTGTTTGGCTTTGATGACATTGGTGGCTCTGGTGGGGACGGCAGGCGGCTTGTTACTCTGAAGGCCGATGATCCTTCATCAGAATGGACAGTGATAAATAGCCTGCCGACAACAGGTAACACGCCGATCAAAGAGTTGGCTGGTTATCAGGTTGGTGGCGTTGTCCACATTCTGTTGAGCCAATCAGGCGCTCCAACTATCAATGATGTCCGTTATTGCAAATGGGATTCCGCGACTGATAGTTGGTCTGTCAACAATGAGACTGTCGTTACTAACGTATCGATGGTGGGAACGGGCATCGCCCAATCGAATGGCGTTTCTCTAGTTGTTCGTTCGACTGGCGAGGTTGTTGCGTTCTATAATGGCGCGTCATCCAATACATCAGGCAAACCTTACTGTCGGCTGTACTATAATCGACGCTCAACGGCAGGCGCGTGGGGCACAGCAGTCAGGGTCGATGCCAATACGGCGGTTGATAATATAAAACCTGCGGCTGTGTTGGGCGCATCCGACAGAGTGCATTTCATATGGTCTCCCACTTCTGCCGGCAATTCGCAGCAGCACCGAGCCTTGACAGCGGCAAATGCTTTAGGAACGGCAGCGGTTGTCACGACTGCAACACCCGGTAGTCAATGGGGTGCGGGTAGCTATTCTACTGGCGGCGTGACTTACATTTGTTTGATGATGTATAGCACTCTTATCTATGCGACGAGTGCCGACACTCCGACATGGGCCAATACAGCAGTAACCAACCCACAGTCTGTCGGCGTTACAACTGATCCGTATTTTGATGGCACAGACATCTGGCTGCTTTACGTCACTACATCTACTTATGATGTCTATGTATCAAAGTCGGCCAACAGAGCAACGATAGCTAATCCAGCGACGTTGGCTATGACGGCACAGGTGCCGTTGGCCGCGACAAGCCTGTCGAAGAACGGTGCGATCTATCAACGCGACAGTAACGTTGTTATCCCTTATGTCGCCAATGATAATGGGACGTGGAAGTACAATGAGTATCTGGTTCGTGTTGTCACGCAGGCCGATGCGTGGAGTGCCGCCGACAAAACAACAGGATGCGACCTGTCGGACAACGACAAGACGGCGACCGCCACCACTGCTGGTGCCAGAGCGGTTCGCAGCACGACGCAGAACCTCAACGGATTGTACTACGCAGAATTCAAGATCAATACCGGAACGGATTTCAATCTTGGCATGAAGTCCGCTGGCCAATCTCTGGCCGATCAGTCAACGGGTTTCAGTGTCTATACTTCTAGCGGCACCATTCGCAATAACACCACCAGCGTTGGAAACATCGGCGGCGCGTGTGCGGTTGGTGATGTTGTCTGCGTGGCGTGGAATTCGGCATCCGGCAAGGCTTGGATGCGCAAGAACAACGGGCTTTGGAATAACAACGCGGCGGCTGATCCGGCAACAGACGCCAATGGTCTGACCTGTACGTCTTTTGGGCATCTGTGGTTTTACTCCGGTGTGGCTGGTGCCAGCGCCACGGTACGCACCGAGCTTGCCGAGCTTCAGTATCAGGGACCATCTGGCTACTCGACGTGGATGGGCGAAGTCCTTCCGACTGCTGATGCGTGGAACGTCAACGACAAAACAGCCAATATCACGCTGTCGAATGGCGACAAGACCGCCACTTGTAGTTCGGTTGGTGCAAGCGGGATCAGATCAACTACTGCGCATGGGTCAACGGCGGGCAAGCTCTACCTTGAGATGGTCCTTCACGCTGGTGGACCTGTACTTGGTCTTAAAGGGACAGTGACCGGGACTGTTTCCAACCAGTCATCCAACTATGTTGGTTGCTACACGCCAACCGGACAGGTGAACATCAATTACGGGAGCAATCTGGCGACCCTCGGTGCTTTCGCAGCCGGTGATGTTCTCTCTATTGCGTGGGATGCTAACGCTAAACTTATCTGGTTTCGGAGAAACAACGACACTTGGTCGAAGGGAGGTGACCCAGCGGCGGGACTTTTCGGCATAGACACTTCTGCGCTGCCGGACCCATTGAACGCTGCATGGATGGGAGTGAACGCAGTAGGAAACTCAGTCACCGTCCGCACCGAGAAAGACGAATTCACCCAGACCACACCGGCCGGTTTCCTATCATGGATGGGCGAGACCCTTGTCATTCCCGACATGGGCACCCTGGTTTCTGATGCAGCTACAATTGCTGGCGTTGGCAATGTAGAATGGGCGGGGACAGGTAACCTTGTTCCGCAACCTAGTACAGTCATTGGATTAGCTGCTTCTCGTTCAACCGGCACTGGTGCGTTGGTAGCGGTTGGATATACGCGTACCAATCTACTCGCTCGCTCACAAGAATTCGACATGTGGGCGGCTGAGAATGCGCTTCGCACAGGCAATACGACGACAGCGCCTGATAGCACGTTGACGGCAGATACGCTGTCGGACGGATTGGCTACTGGTACACATTACCTCTATCAACAAAATCTCCCTGCAACAAGTGGGGCGAATTATACATTCTCTGTTTACCTGAAGGCGGGCACCCTTAATTGGGCGCAAGTGATGCTCATCACGCCCAGTGTGCGCTGGGCAAACTTCGATCTTTCGACAGGCGCGCTTGGACAGAAAGAATCCGCAGCCGTCACTGCGACCCGCACTTATGTTGGTGATGGATGGTGGCGCTGTTCGGTCACCGCTGCCGTGCAGGCTGGTACTATCTACACCGGCGGCTTCATTGCCCTGAAACAGGCAGATGTTGTTTTCTCCCAGCAACACATTGGCACTAACGCGACCTTCTATGCTTGGGGCGCACAGCTTGAGCGGGGTGATGTCGCGACGGCGTACATTCCAACAACAACCGCCGCCGTCACTATTTCAGAAACACTCATCGGCACCGGCACTGTAAGCTGGAACGCAACCGGCGGGCTCGTCGCTGGGGCGCACTCCAATTATATCTGGCCTTCGCAAGATTTTGAAAAAGTAGAGTGGGCGCGGATGGAAGTTTCGGTGTCAGCCGACGCCGTCGCCGCACCTGACAAAATGATGACGGCAGACGTAGTTGTCGCCGCTTCGACCAACAATTATCACGGCATCTATCTCAACAACGCTTTGTTGAATGTGCCAGATGGCATCATCACTACGTCGATTTATTTCAGGGCGTACACGTCGAGTTGGATACAGATCAACGACAATTTGAATTGGGCCAACTTCAACGTCAACATCGGGACAATCGGTAATAAATCTGAGACCGTGAATGCTGTCATCAGTGATGCCGGAGGTGGCTGGTATCGCTGCTCGATAACGTACCAGAGGCCAACGAGTGTCCGCCCGCAATTGTTTCTATTGTTGGGCGATCAGAATGTTGCTGGCGGCAACGTCTACACGGGTTCTGGTCAGGCGATTACTTATTGGGGCGCACAGGTCGAGGATCGCGGTGCGCCGACAGCGTATCTTCTAACGACAACGGCACCGGTCTCTTATGGTGCGCCATCAACTCTTACTGGTGCTGGTGTCGTCACCACACCACCGGCCTATGGCACGGGCGCACTGACGACGGGCCTTGCTGGTCTTGCTGGATTAGGTATCTCGAGTTCGGTTGGCACGGCGCCATTGGTTGCGGCAGGAAAGACCCGCATCAATTATTTCTTGTACTCGCAACAGTTTGATATCGGCACATGGACGAAGGCCGCTAGTGTCATCACTGCTGAAAATGCGGTTGCACCAGATAACACGCTGACGGCAGATCTTCTGACGGATACCATTGCGAGTGCTAACCACTACATGATGCAGAGTGGTGTTGGTTACACGATACCAGTAGGCACCAACACATATTCAATTTACGTCAAGCCAAAGACGCTGACATGGATACAGCTACGGGTTTCTGATACAGATACCTTCTGGGCCAACTTCAATATCGTCACTGGTGCGAAAGGGCTAGACTCGGCGAATGGCCTTACGACAGTCATCGCGCCGGTAGGCAATGGCTGGTATCGTTGTTCGGTAACTTTCCCGCATCCTCAAACTAACTGGAATGCGAATTGTTTCGTCATCATGCAGGTGGCGGATGAACCGATATCCAGTTTCGTCGGTACCGGATTGTCGGCTTGGTTGTGGGGTGCGCAATTCGAGTCAAGCGGACAAGCCACTGCTTACATACCGACGATAGGCTCAGTTGTATCTGTTACTGATGTCCTGACTGGTGTCGGCCTCATAAACAACACGGGCACTGGTGTCCTGGTTGTCACGCAACTTGCCACACTCAGTGGCGAGGGCAGCATACAATGGAACGCTACTGGTGTTCTGGCGTCCTACCCAGCAATTGTGGTCGGTGCCGGCAAAGCTGTTGATCCTCCGACCACCGGCACCGGCGTACTGATATCACTGGGTGTTGCTGCGGTCGCAGGTGTTGGTGTCTCGCGTTCGGTTGGTGAAGGTGGCGCCTACTTTGCACTGCACGGCGGCACCAAGAACCAAAACATCTGGGGCCGAACCGCGGGCTCCGGTACCGGCCAGAGTTTCATTTCTGTCGGGTCAGTAATTACCGACGTAACTGTTTATCTCGGCAAAGTAGGCACGCCGGTTGATAATTTTGTCGGGCAAATCTGGACGGAAGGATCAGCGAATCTGCCGGGGACGTTGCTCGCCACAGCCACGGTACCCGGCATAACACCATCGACCAGTAATTCGGAGGAGATAACGTTTGTCTTCTCGACGCCGGTTGCAGTCGTCAAGGGTACCAAATATATTTTCACGACTACACGCAGCGGTGCGACTTCAACAACTGATTATTACACTTCTGGCTATAGCAGTTTAAACCTGTACGCCAGTGGTCAGTTCATCACCCGAGATGCTTCCGGAGTCTGGGGCACAGCGTCTGGGGCACCGTTCGATCTCTGGATCGCCATCAATCAATCACTCGTCAAGGGTGCTGCCGCCAGTCGTGCGACACTATCCGGTCCCGGTGGTTTCGTAGAATACATCGCGACTGGCGCACTTGTTAATAACCCTGTTGTTATCGAGTCGATTGGTTCTGTCGTCGATGGTCCGGCCCATGGCACTGGCGCACTTGTAACCCTCGATGTCGCCCGTGTTGCGGGCGTTGCTATCTCTGGTTCGGTTGGTGCGCCTAACTTGCAACCATCCAACTCGGCTGCGTCAGGCGCGGGTGTCACTAAAGTCGATGGCAATGCTGTATTGGCATCGTCGAATGCCGTTGTTAATTCAGTTGGTCTTGTCCGCGATATCATCAAAGGTCCTGGTGTTCTAACCGCTGGTGCTTCGGCGTTAACAGCGTCAGGCACAGCCTTGACACCCGCCAAAGGCGATGGTGTTCTTGTTGTTACTGATACTGCAATTGTAACTGGTTCTGGCATTGTCGAATGGAATGTCACCGGCACAGGTATACTGACTAATGGTCAGTTCGCTGTTAGTGCACAAGGCAAATCGGAAACCAGAGGCACTGGTGCTCTCACATCGACATCAACGATTGTTGGTGGTGGCTTCATTCGGTGGATTGTCACTGGTGCTCTAGTTCAGAGCCGGCCAACTGTTACTGCTCCTGGCGTATCGCGTTCAATTGGTTCTGGCGCATTCGTTGTTTCTAATACAGCCGCCGTCAGTGGTCTTGGTTCGGTATTCTCTGGCGTCAGTGGCATCGGCACGCTGACATCGTTCGCCACATTATCTGCGATAGGTCGTTCAGAGTCGAATGGGCTGATTGGAACCCTGCCCAGTTCGGCGGCGTCCGTGACGGGTGTCTCCACCTCCCTCTCGTCCGGCGCTGCTGTGCTATCCAATTCGCCATCTGTCCTTGCAGCATCTGGCAAATCGATATTCATAGCGACTGGTACACTGGTTGATCAATCAGCTATCATCAGTGGTGTTGGTTCTGCAAGGTGGATGATGTCGGGCACATTGCCCGCATCTGCTGCGACATTGACAGCCCTGGGTGCCTCGAGATGGACAGGCACCGGCACATTGATCTCGGCTTCGGCCGCGGCAACTGGATCTGGTTTTAGTCAGGCCATCGGCACTGGTGCATTGCCGGCAGCTCCAGCCACGCTGGTAAGCTTTGAGGGTGTTACTGTTATCTCTGGCACGGGTGCCCTGCAGGTTGGGGCATCGGCTGTTGCTGGTGTTGGTTATCCCCGCTGGCTCGCAACCGGTGCTCTGGTTGCCACGGCATCGACCTTAACAGGGTCGGGCATTGTCATCCCGAAGACTGTTGGTGCTGGTGATCTGGTTGCACTGACATCCGCCATGGCGGGTGTGGGTGGTTCAATCTGGCGGATGTCCGGAGCATTGGTTTCAGCCCCGGCAGTGGTGGCGGCCACTGGTATTGGTGCCACCCAGGGCACTGCCCCATTGTTGGCGGCTCGGTCTACGGTCTACGGTTACGAAGGCGTCAGCGTAATAACGGGCACGGGTGCCCTACAATCCCAGTCCTATCTGGCTACGGGCCTTGGCTTTAGCCGCACCAGCGGGGCCGGCACGTTGACTGAGGCCCCATTCGGGGTGGTGGGTGAGGGTCTGAGCCAATCCACCGGCGCTGGCGTGCTGCTGGATGTCCAATCGGCTCTGAATGGAACCGGTCTATCAGCCACTGGGGGCCTGGGTGTCCTGGGTTCCATGGCCACGGTCAATGGTTCTGGTCAGGCCCAGTGGCTCGGATCTGGCGTTCTAACCTCGGATATTGCTGGGCTGGTCGCGGCAGCCATTTCTGGTTCTCGAGGTGTGGCCACCCTGGGTGTTGGTCTCTCGACCCTATCTGCCGTTGGTCAAAGCGATGTCCGGGGCACGGCGGCACTAACATCCTCTTCAGCCATCATTACTGGCTTTGCCAATCTGGTTGCTTCTGGCGCTGGTGTGCTGGTCACTGAGGATTATGTTCTACAAGGTGCTGGTCTTCAATTCGCCAGTGGTTGGGGTCAACTATACGCTTATCGATTTGAAATCGAGGGCATCGGTCAGACCTGGAATACTGGTTTCGGAAATCTGATCAGCCATTACCCGGCATTGATGCTAGGCCGGGGCGCTGTTTCATCGAATGCGATTGGTGTTCTGCAATCAGGCCCCGCAAAGATCGTCGGTGGCAGTGTCCAGACCATTGGCCTTGGTGTTCTGCTTGCTCAGCGCAGCACTATCAGTGGCGTCGGTTATGTTGAAACGGTCACTCCGCCTGTTGAAGGCGAATGGGTTCCTACACCACTGCCGCCCAGTTACCATGGTGTCGCGTCATGGGGTGGTGCATCTATGGTTAGGCCTTGGGTCAATCCCGGCATCCAGCCGTGGCGTAGGGTAGGATAATTGGATGCATGGCAAAATCAAAAGCCAAGATGCGCGGTTATGTTGTTCTGCAGGAACCGCCTCCTGTTGAAGCATCCGATCCACTCGTGTGGATGGTTAATCGGCTGCGGACTGATGAAGAAAACCAGCCACTGCAGGAAGGGATTTTTTCAAACTACAACGACGACATCGTTCTGGAAACGAACAGCAATACGCTTGTCGGTCGGTATGATCCCGCGCGCGGACCCGCGCAAAGCCTGATCATTGGCGACGGCCTTCGAGTTGAAGATGGCACGTTGATTGGTGAAGGTGGTGGCGAAAAAGGTGACCCTGGTCCGCAAGGTCCTGTTGGTCCTGTTGGTCCTCCAGGTCCTGCTGGTGCGTCTTCGTCGATGTGGCTCTATCGATTTGATAGTGCCACATCTGCAATGGACCCTGGTGCTGGTCGGTTACGCTACAACCATGCTGATCCGACACAGGCGACACGGATTTATTTTGACCGGCTGACACAGGACGGTCTTGATCCGACCATCGCATTCACGGCAGCAACATTCGACGACGAGTTTGTTATTCAGCGGCGAGGGTTATCAGCTCAGTACCAGACATGGAAAATGCTGGCACCTGCGATTGATCGAACTGACTGGTTCGAGATATGGGTTCAGTACGTTGGGCAGACTGGCGCCAATTTCTCTAACAATATGGAGATCACGACCATCCTGCGCACGCGGGGTCAGCGTGGTCCGGTTGGTCCCCAAGGCCCGGTAGGTCCGAAGGGTGACAAAGGAGATAAAGGCGATACCGGTCCGCAAGGTCCTGTCGGCGGCATGGGTCCGGTTGGTTCGCAAGGCGTCAAGGGAGACAAGGGCAACACAGGTGACACTGGTCCGATTGGTCCCAAAGGAGATAAGGGCGACGTCGGCAATACTGGTCTGCAAGGACCACAAGGTATTCAGGGCATCAAAGGCGACAAGGGCGATAAGGGAGACAAGGGCGACAAAGGTGATACGGGTGACACCGGACCACAAGGCCCCATTGGTGAAGGCTTGCTTGAAGAAGCACCTGCTGATGGAAAATATTACGCCCGCAAAGATCGGACGTGGGCTGAATTCGAAGCCGGCGCCAATGTCGTCATCTCTGATGATCCGCCGCCTGATCCGAAAACTGGAGATCTCTGGTGGGACTCGTCCATCGGCATGACGTTCATCTACTTCGATGATGGGACATCAAGCCAGTGGGTGGTTGCCGTTCCAATGTCGCCACCGGGACCGCAAGGACCGCAAGGCATCAAAGGCGACCAAGGCATTCAAGGTGTCCAAGGTATTCAGGGTCTCAAAGGTGATCAGGGTATTCAAGGCCCCAAAGGGGACCAAGGTATTCAAGGCCCCAAAGGTGACCAGGGCCTCAAAGGTGACCAAGGCATTCAGGGCGTCAAAGGTGATCAAGGCATTCAAGGCCTGCCAGGTCAGTGGGTACAGATCACGCAAGCCGCTTATAATGCGTTGTCACCCCCTGACCCTGCCATGCTATATGTGATCGTCGGATGACAACGCTTAATTACGCAGACAAGTTCATGATCGGTGGGCAGCAGCCCTCGGCGGTTTTCCTTGGCTCAACCAAGGTGTGGCCGACGTCGTTCAAACCAGCGGACATTGCCAACTGCATCGTATGGATTGATGCATCCAAATCGTACTGGACTAACCTCGGTAGTGGTTCAACAACGACGCTCCTCGGTTCACCGGCTCCAGTATTTCGTACTAACGCTCTCAACGGTCTGCCTGTATTAAAGATCACAAAGGGGCAGGGGCGACTCCGGTTCACCGGTCTGAATGTCAATAGAGATTGGACCGTCATTTATGTTGGTCGGAAATGGCAAACGGGTACCGGCCGCGTCGTCACGGGACTATGGACAGGAACGGGGACAACCAACATTCTAATCGGTCACCACGGCAACGAGTACGAATGTGCTTACCTTGAGGGTTGGATCAATACACCAGGCGGACAACTCCCGGCCGGCACTGATTGGAAAATGTATTCCGCAGATGCGACAGCAAACGGGTTCGGTCGGCTATTCAGTGATGGCGTGTATCTGGGTCAAGCTTTGCCGAACACCACCAACGGCTGGAACGGCAATCTAAATATTAGCGGATGGACTAACGATGCTGACCCGGCACAGGCAATCTCGCAGCAAGCCGATTGTGAAATTGCCGAATTGGTAATGTACAACAGGAAACTGAGTGACGCCGAACGTCAACAAATAGAAAGTTATCTACGGGTCAAGTGGAAACCCATAACAGAATACAAGCCCATCAACACATCTGGTTGCGTGGTTTGGTTGGACGCTTCCCAGTTGACCGGTGCAGATGGTTCAACAGTTGCTGCATGGCCCAACCTCGGCAGTGGACCGCAGCCGACAGTTTTCGGTTCACCGAACCCAGTGATCCGCGCCAATGCCCTCAATGGCAAGCCGGTAGTAAAAACCACTGGTGCGCAAGGCACGTTTCGGTTTAGCGGACTTGGAGTTGATAAGGATTACACGGTGGCCATTGTCGCCCGCAAATGGACGACCAAGGCTGGCCGCGTCCTTGCCGCAAATTATACAGCAACGGCGAGCAATTGTTTGTTCGGATGGTGGAACGTACGGTCTGATTGTTCGTACATTGAGGGTTGGCTGACCCCGGATGATGTACACATCGACGATATGAACTGGCGATTTTACACGGGAGATGCATCGTCAACGGATGCGGCTCGATTATTCAAGGATGGTGTATTGTTGCGCGGTGGTGCTGCAACGCCAGCCGGTGGTCTCAAGAATACATTGTGCCTCAGTGGCCATGACGATACCAAAACAGAATCTGCTGATAGCGAGGTCGCTGAGTTAGTGGTATTCAACCGTCGACTGACTGATATCGAGCGCGCACAATTGGAACAGTACTTGCGTCTGAAATGGGCGCCACCATCGAAAGCATTTACACCGAGGGACTTTGGAGCCAACCTCCTCGGTTGGTTCGATGCACGAGATTCCAGCCAAGTCATCCTCGCTGGTGCTGGTGCAAGCCAGTGGAAGAACAAGTTCGGTAGCGCGCTGACACTGACACAACCGACAGACGCTGCACGGCCGACATACGCTGTAGGCACAGTGGTCATTAACAATTCTCAAAACTTTGTTGCGGCCAATGCTCCGGCGGCATTCGATATTGTCTGGGTAGGGAAACCTAGAGCACCGGTTGACCAAAATGATTGGAGAACATTGTTGCGCGGCAGTGCTGGGTTGCACCATATCATCTTGGAAAATGTCAGCCCGCGGATTGGTACTTATAACGCCGGTTGGTTTCCGGCGGTGGTTGTAAAACTCAGCCCGAGTAACATGACAGCGAACAATGTGCCAGCGCCTTATGTTACGTCGCAGTCGGATCAACTCAACGCCGATACGCCAGCATGGAAAGCGTTCGATGGAATTAGTGTCACCAACTATGCACACAGCGGCACACCGGTCACGCCCGCCAATCCGTACTGGATCAAGATTGATATGGGGTCTGCGGTCCGTGTTTCGTATTATAATTATCAAGCCCGCAATGAAAGCCAAGATTCTGTCATCCCTTATCAGCAATGGAAAAGCTGGACAGTTCACGGGTCAAACGATGACGCGGCATGGACGTTGTTGCACACTGTCACAAGTGTCCGGAATTTTGGGTTGGGAGAGAAACGGGCTTTTGCTATTTCACCGCCCGCAAGTTATCGCTACTGGAGATGGACCGTCACTGAGGGCACAGGGTACACGCCACCTTATGCTTGCGCTGCCGAGTTAGAACTTTACGATGGGCTAACATGGGATGTCGTTTATGGAATTGGATACGCACGCCTTGGTACGACGGCGCCCGTAACTATTTCTCGGGATGGTGGCAGCATGGTATCGACCGGCACAACACCTTTGGCGGCTGACCTTCCGTTTGTTTCGTTCGGTGCATACCAAGGTCCGCCTCCTTCGCAAGGATGGGGTGACCTCAATGAAGTGGTGTTCATACCCTACAATTCCTCGGAGACTTTGCGAGCTATGACTGAGGGTTATCTCGCACACCGACATGGGCTGACGGCGTTGTTGCCCGCGGGTCATCCATACAAGAGCACACCGCCATGATGAATTTTCCTGAAGCGCCGACCATTGGTCAGCAATACCCGGCAGCACCTGCGCCGCCGAGTTACGTTTGGGATGGGGAGAAGTGGGGGCCGCCAGCGTATCCGCATTTTCATGTCGAGCGCGCGGGCGATACGATGACAGGTCATCTGTCATTGCCAACATTCCCCGCTGCAGATAACGCGGTTCGTAGAGATTATGTGGATGTGGCTCTATCAACTGCGGTTTTGAAATCTGGCGATACGATGACGGGTCATCTGACATTGCCGACATCCCCTGCCGCAGACAATGCAGTGAGAAAAGATTATGTAGATGCGGCGATGGCCTCGGTTGATCTGTCAAGTAAAGTTTCGAAGACCGGCGATACCATGACAGGCACCTTGAGCATTACTGGTGGTGATTTGCGTTCGTATCGCGCGGGTGGCGGGACCGGTGTTCTCTATATGTCGAGCGGCGATAACTACCTCTACTGGAATGGCACGAATTTCCAACTCAGTAATGAGTTGGCTGTCTCGGGTCAGGTCACTGGTGTAGGTTTGAAAACCACTGGTGATGGTGATCGCATGCGATGGCGTGGTGATACGTTCAGCGTGATCTCCCACCAGAACAATAATGATTGGTATTTGATGGTGACGGACTCTGGCAACCCGGATGCCGGATGGAATGGGCTTCGACCATTCCGCATTGGGAAAGACGGCAATGTCGGCATGGCGCACGGCGTAAGTGTTGGTTCACTTAGTTCAGGTCCGATCACTAGCACGACAATCAACATGCAGGGCAATACCCTCTCCACTGGCACAGTCAATGCAAGTGGGAATATCAATTTCCCCGGAGGATATGGGGGAGGGAGGTCTTACGCTTACATCGGTTGGCAGGACAATTCCCAACCAGCATTTCTGATCTATAGTGGTGATCCTGGTTGGGATTGCTTCATGGCATTCCACCGCTTGAACTTCGCTACCTATTTTGGATTGGGTACTGACAACACTTTGCGTTGGGGTGGTTGGTCACACGGCAACAACTCGTGGCGGCTTTGGTCAGAACGAGATTTCGGTAATCCCTTTGCCTATGGAACTCCCGTTGTCGACGGACGAATGCCCTTCGCTGGTGACCCGGGCGTTCCATACAATAGTGGGCCTTACGAACCTTATGGAGGAGCCGTCTGCACCGGTATGAACGGTGCAGCCCCGGTCGGATACTACGTCGTTCAAACATTCCGAATGCGTTATATGCAACTCAAAAATGCTAATTGGTGGACTATCGCATATGCCTAAAATCATCGACCATGGCACATGGGTTGTTTATGTCCCGGAGTTGGACAAGAGACCAAAGGACGCGCCGGCGACTGCGATGTTTGCGCGACGCGAAAGTGATGGCATGGACTGGTATACCTATGTCCATTCTGGAAAAAATTTCCAGCCGGATACAGTCAAACTTACGATTGATATGAAGCGCGATGGCAAAGCCGTGGTCCGTTCACCGATGGTGGAAGCTGATCGGATGTTTCCAGGGAATTGCCGTCTCATTGAAATCGAAGGCGTGACACGCCGACAGGATGAAGCTAGCCTGATCGATGAATTCTGTAACAAAGAAATCGATCTCGTTAGTGGGCAGGTTGGAAAACTTTGGGAAGATCCTGATCTTCCGAAAATACCCAACATGCAGTTACTTCTAGAAAATATCGCAACTCGATTAGGAAACCTGGAAAGGAAAGTTAATGGACAATCAAGCACAAGCACAGCAGCTAAGCCAAAAGGTCGAAAAGGAAGTACGTCAACTGATCGGTGATCTGCAGATGCAGATCATTGTTCTTCGCGGCATGATTGAATTGCAGCAGCCACAGCCTGGTCAGCAGCCGGTGCCAGGACAGCCGCCACGCAATCCTGAACCCCAGCCAGAACCAGGCCGGGAGCCATTGCCGCCGCACCCAACCCCGCAGCCCGCACCGCCGCATGGTGACCCCAAGGCACATGCGAACGGCCGTCTCCGTGAGGTCAACTCATGACGACTGTAACAGTCAGCGTAGATGCAACAAGTCGCATTTCGCGATTTGAATTTGCAACGCCGCAAGCACCAAACGGAATGGTCTATGGCTACAGCGAAGTGCTGTTGCAAGAACCTGATGTGCCAAGTGGGGATGTCAGGATGCCAGGAGCACCTGCGCCAAAGGAAGGCGAAAAGGTTACTTATGGCGTCATGCCTGGGCCATCTATCAGCCGGGGCATTTCCATTGTGCTGGAAGAAACAGTTGATGTTGATGGGGTGACCATCAGCTTCGATACAATATTGAAAGCGATGGGTGCGTTCTTCCAGAAATGGAAAACAGAAGATGAAGAGACCCATTTGCCTGAACCAAGCGCAATGATGGCACCGACGGCAATCACTCCGCCGCCGATGCCTGACCGTCCAGCCGAAATGGATGTCAATCCGCCGCCGGAGTTAGCTCGACCTCGGGAATGAGGATGTGACCATGGTCGAGACAGCCAAGTCATGGATAAAAGAAAACAGCACGCTCGTGTATTTTCTGATCGCTCAATTGATTGCGATTGGCGCAGCGGCTGCGAGCATCCTCTCGTATTCCGTGAAGTTGGAAACTCGAGTTCATATCCTGGAGACCCGCGGTGCAGCTTACAGCGTTACTCGCATGGATGGGATGGCGCAAAAGATCACGGTCCTTGAACAGAAAATCGAGAACAACGAAGATTCTATAAGAAGAATTGTCGAACAGTATCTCAAAGATAATAGGAAATAGGAGGGACATGGTGAGCAAAACAGAATTCACCGAGATGGTGGCATTGGATGCTGCTGCCAAGGTACGCGAAACCTCGGATGGTTACCTGGTTTGCAGTCCGCGGATCGCTCGCACGGGCATTCAAGTCTATCAGGGATTTGAAGTCGGCCGTCCCGAATTGAAAGATGTCCGGGTTTACCGGCCCGATACCGAAGTCTTCCACGCTGATGCCGTGGCTTCATTGGCTCATAAACCAGTGACCAATGAGCACCCAGACGTGCCGGTCAACGCCAGCAATTGGCGAGATATTTCTGTCGGCCACCTCGGAGGAGAGGTGTTGCGCGATGGTGAATTCGTTCGCGTGCCGCTTGTACTTATGGATGCAGAAGCCATCAAGGAGGTTCGTGACGGTAAGACTCAACTGTCCGTTGGTTATTCGGCCACATTGCAATGGGGCGACGGAACCACACCGGCAGGTGAAAAATACGATGCAATCCAATCTGATATCCGTGCCAACCATGTTGCCATTACCCGTGCAGCTCGTGGTGGTCCCAAGTTGCGCATGGGTGATAGATCCAAACCAAAGGAGAGAACGATGGCTACTCGTAGTTTTGTTATCGATGGCATCACCGTCGACATGGAAGAGCGTGACATGCAGGTGGTCGAACGCCATGTGCAGAAGTTGGAGAGCGACCTCGAAGCAGCCCGGACAGAAGTCGCAACCATCCGGACTGCTGCCCAGGCCGATCTTGCCAAGGCCCAGACCGAGACAGCCAATGGTGCTGCCGTGGTTCAGACCAAGGACGCAGAAATTGCCACACTGAAAACTCAGTTGGCTGATGCCAAGCTCACTCCGCAGCAGCTCGATAAGCTGGTATCGGATCGCGTGGCCACGGTGACTCGGGCCAAGTCCATCCTCGGCGATGCTGTCGTCGTGGAAGGCAAGACCGAGTCTGACATTCGGCGCCAGGTCGTTGCATCCAAGCTCGGCGATACTGCCAAGGATTGGACGGACGAAATGGTAACGGCTTCTTTCAACACGCTGACTGCCACGTCGATCCTTGCGGACAGCAACAATACGCGGGACCTCACCGGTATCCTGGCGACTAACCATCAAAGCGGTGACCCTCTGACCAAAGCTTACGTCGAATACAATGAGGGGATCAGCAACCGGTGGAAGACCGCTGGCAACCACAACGCGAAGCAGTAATCTGTAAAACAGTAATCTGCGAGCAATAGTTTTTCCTCAATAAGGAGTTTACGACAATGGCAGACCAGAAAGAAGACGTCCGTCGCGATGAGAAGCACGAGGAGCCCGCCAAGACCAAGGGTGAACTCGTCGCTCGCAACGCGCAACAGCTGCATGAGATCTCGCAGCATAATGTGCCGCAAGCTACGTTCCCCGAGCAGATGCGTCAGGGTCTCCCTGGCATGATCAACCGCATGGTGGACTACAATGCGGTGTCGCGCTCAGTGGAAGGTGCAACGCCGATTGCAGCACCCCGTGCTGTGTCACAGTCGACGGCATCCGACATTGGTGCTTTGCTTGGTGGTTCACTGACTGGTTTCGTGGGCATCACCATCCTTGATCCGACGCTTGTGAACTTTGTCGGTTCAACCGTGCCGGCGGATGCTTATGCCCAGTATGTCACTTGTGGCGTACTGACCAAAGGCGAAATCTTTGCCACTGCAACGGTGGCGACGAACGCTGGTGATCCGGTGCACTTCGGCGCCACGGATGGTGTCCTCACCAACACCGGTGGCATCGGTCCAGTACCTGGCGCGCGTTGGAAGCACACGCGTCCGGCCAATGAACTCAACGTCGTTCAACTCGGTATCCAGCGTTAAGCGCGTCTTGGCGTTTTCGGAAACCATCAACCTGTCAAGGAGACAGAGATGAGCTACCATATGTTCGGTAAAGACGCGCAGCAAGTCGCGTATAACTATGTGGTCAATCAGACCACAGCCATCGAGACCCAGGTGGTTAAGATGCAATATCCGGATGTTCAGTATCCGGACCTCGTTCCAGTGGACACTGCCACTGGCAATGAGTGGGTGAAGTCCATCACTTACTTCAGCGCCGACATGATGGGTCGGGCGGACTGGTTTCACCACACGGCACTCGATGTGCCGCTGGCTGAACTGAGCCGCGAGAAATTCGAACGCGGTATGGAAATGGCTGCGATCGGATATCGGTGGACCCTGGAAGAAGTGGCGCAGGCCCAGAACACTCCTGGCCTCAACCTCACTGCTGACAAAGCCGTTGCTTGCCGGCGGGCTTATGAAGAGTTCGTCGACAACATCGCGCTTCGTGGTTCGGTGCCGAAGAACATGCAGGGGCTTATCAACTCGTCGCTAGTTACCGCGACGACTGCCCCGGCAGATGGTGCTGGTGGTCTCACCACCTTCGCCAGTAAAACGAACCAGCAGGTGATCCGCGATATCAACTCAGCCATGATGGGCATCGCGACTGGCACCAACTGGCTCTATTATGCTGACACCATCCTCCTGCCGCCTTCTGTCCTGGTTGGCATGGCTGGCCGGATCATCGAGTATTCATCGATGACCCTGCTGGACTGGATCAAGCAGTACAATGTGCTGACGGTTCAGACCGGACGGCCGATCACGCTCGCGGGCGTGCGTGGGCTCGAGACCGCGGGCGCGGGTGGCCTCAGCCGGATGGTGGCTTACCGCCGTGATCCGCAGGTGCTGAAGATGTGGATACCGATGCCCCATCGCTTCCTGCCAGTCTGGCAGCGTGGTCCCTTGGTGTTCGACGTGCCCGGTATTTTCCGGCTCGGCGGCATCGAGATCCGGATGCCTGCCGCAATGCGTTATCTCGACGGCATCTAACGGGATATCTAAAATGCGGTACGCCAGGCGTATTGATGGTTTTCTTGAACACGAAGCTCTTGCGGCACTTGACTATTGCCGCAGGAATGTTCGCTGTTGCTGGATATATTTGAACTCGGATAGAGAACGAAATCCAAATCCAGCAACCCATGAATACAGCATTTGGAAATTACAAGACGCCCGCAAGGATTTGCGGCGTATGATCAAGATCGTTCGGGCCTTCAAAGAACCACATCTCAAATTAGTAGGAGACAAGAATGGCTAAGGTAAAGAATACGGGTGGACAGCCCCGCGGCTTCTTCACTGAGGACGGCGGTCATGTGACTGTCGCTCCGGGTGAAGAAAAAGAGTTCAATATGACTGAAGCAGATTTCAAGAACCTGCAGCAGTCACTGGAGAACATGGATGACCCCAAGCCCTATGAATTGAGCGGCAGTCCCGGGGGCGTCAAAGCCGAAAAGAAAAAGAAAGGCGAAGACGAAGTGGAGATGCCGGCCCAATCCTCTGAGCCGCCGGTACCGACCGCCTCGCCGGTAGTGACCCCCGCACCGACAACTCCGAAGGCTCCTGTCTCGAAGAAATCCGATGACGACGATGACAGGAAGCCGGCAGCACCGCCGCAGCGGGGCAGGTGATCCCATGCCAGGGAAGTCACTCGCTCCGACAATGCCGCCGACCGTTGCCGAATTCCGGGAGGCCTTTCCGGAATTCGCTTCGGCGACGGATGGCCAGATCCAGATGGCCCTTGACACGGGCATGGTGTGGATTGATAGCTGGTGGTTCTGGCCCGACGCTAAGATGTCCGTGATGTACGCTGCCGCTCATTACTTGTATCTGCATGACAAGGCGAGCGGCGGCATGATCACAGGGGGTGGTGGGTCTGGTGGCGGTACGCCACCAGTCATTGATAGTGAAGCTGGATTGATCTGGGTCAAGTCAGTCCGCTTTCGGGATCGACAGGTAAGTTACGAAAGAGTCTCTGGTGCGTCCAGTGGTGAAAGCTCCAGCGGCGGAGAAAAAGTTACAACGTCATCCGAGGATTTCTGGAATTCTTCACCTTATGGCAAGTTGTATCTTTCATTCCAGCGGCGCAACGTTCCACATATTGCGGTGATCTAAGGCGGTAGCAAAATGGAATATTCCCTCCCAGTAGAACGGGCGCGCATGACGGTGGTGATGCAAGCCATCGATGGTGGCAATGGTCCTGGATGCATCCAGCTCCGCAATGCTGAACGAGTTGTCCTTGCTACGTTGCTGTTGACCAAGCCTTCATTTTATCTAGTTGGTCCTGACCTGCAATTGTGCGCGCCAACCACGACATTCATTGATATCACTGGCACAGCAGCCATTGGCACCATTTGCGATGGCAGTGGCAACATCGTCATCGATGAGATGTCTGTGGGTATCGATGTCACTGAAGACGGCATCCATGATTTCGAAATTGTCCTGGATACTGTCATGCTAGAAATCGGCAAGCAAATCACCATTGTCAACGCAACCATTCAGCATGGATAAGCCATGGCAATCGTCATTGATACCAAGCCAATCGACTTACGGTGTGATGCCGTATTCGGTGAACAAGTAATTCTGAAGCCGATGAAATCTGTCGGCACAGGTTATCGAGAAAGTGCTGTCGATAATTCTAGGCCAGTGACATTGGCTGTCGGCATCTATGATCAGACCCGAGGGGCTGTCCAGGAAACTGGTGGCGGGTTCAACCATCGGCAATCAACTGTCGCCACGACATTATCGATCCGCTATGAACCCCTTGAGCAATGTGGATTGCGTAAGGGGGACTATGTGACATTCCCAGAACGGGATGAGACCTATGAGGTCAGCCATATTCATGCTGAGCCGGGTGGTCGTCCCGATGTTCATTTACTAAGGGTTCTAGATGACGATGAATAATCCTTCGACGATGAAAGAGGCCATGGATGTTCTGGCTGATTCTCTTGATCAACTCTTGAACGGCACTAGTTCAGACCAACCCCGCAAGAGTGGTTTCGTTTTGATGCTGTTTCCATTCGACGACAAGAGTGGCCTCTGCAATTATGTTTCCAATGGTGCAGACCGTCAGCACATCGTGAGGATGTTCAAAAAACAAATTGAATTGTTTGAACAACAGTTCGAACAGAATGGTAAGGATATATGAGCATCATTCGCATGTTGACCCGACTGACTGCGGTAGCAGCGCTGCGCGGGAACACCTGGGCGGATGATAGAGTTTTTGACTCAGACAATACACCACTTGCGCAGGTGCTGACCACGGGCACGGCCAAGCCTTACATCGTTGTCTATACCGATGCTGACAATCGTCTTGAGTTCAGCGGCATGGAGCTTTACGGCACTCGCCGGGAATTGAACCTTGTCCTTGAAATCGGCGTCGCTTCCAAAGTGGAAGGCGAAACAGGTGGCACGCAGATCCAGACACCCCGGACTGATGAGGGCATGGAGCTGGCTCTTGATATGGTGGAGAACCAAGCCCTCGCTGCTTTGTTTGGTAATCCGCAAAATGACTGGACTGAATTATTCAAGAGCTTTGTGATCCGTGTCGACCGCATCAGTGGTCAACGCGGAGCATCTGCAGAACGGGATCGGCGATGGGCTGCGCGGCAGCTTGGAATTCTCTGCGATATCGTTTCTGACATCCCGCCTGGAGAGCCAGTGCCCGCAGGTCACCCGATCCGGGAGTTCATCACAACGGCTGAGAATAATCCAGAGGCTAACATGGAGCATGTCGGAGCCATCTGCGCGGCGTTGGTCAATGAAGAGACAGCGCCGGACTGGGAGCGGGTGCAAGCCACACTTGGTCTACGCAGATTGGGACTTCGTGCCATCGGACTTGCCCCGCTCGCCTCCGACTTTACGATCATGGCTGCCGTGGGTGGTGACGACCTGACTGACAAGCAAGGCGAGGCGCCAATTCTACGAAAAATTTCTGGCGATGATGTTCAAATGGAGCATGACCCAGAGCACGGATTGGTAGATGATATTGTTGTCGAAACCAACGTGGCCACAGCCAAGGTCAAAGAACCCAAAGACAAAATAAGTTCAGAGGGCAATGTCAGCAGTAACGATTAAAGTGGATACATCAGAAGTCCTGGAGTTGGGCCGGCGAGTGACAGCGCTCCAAAGAGTCACAACAGCAGGGGTTGCTATCGGTCTCAACGAAGTTGGCGATGGCCTGGTGGCGGTTCTGGCGACTAACATTTCTAAAGATACTGGTCTAGAGATTGAACAGGTCCGGGGGCTGATGAAGGTCCGGCGGGCGTCCAGGACCAATTTGAATTATGAAGTGGAAATCGATCCGCGTTTATCTGGTGCTGATGTTTCTGAACTGGAAGGTCGTCGAGAGTCCAAGGACTTCGGAAAAAGAAAACCCGGTTCATTGGTCATCATTGTTTCTAAGAACGATGAGTTGGTCTGCATGGATTGTCAAGAGCTAGCAGCTGCAGGTCCAATGCCAGTCGAAACGGCGATGGAGCATATTCCTAAGCATCCCCACTGCCGTTGTGTCATCATGCCGTATGTCCAGAAAGGTAAACGCCTGCCTGTGACTATGACATCAGTCACAGGCACCAGCGCGCGGGCGCGCATGGGGGCGTCATCAATACCTGAAGAGCGACAGACCATACGACAACTGGCCCAAAAGATCTTGGACCGTAGCCATAATGATATCAAGATCCAACTGAGGTGATCCCATGAGCGAGGATTATCAAAGGCTGATACGGCAGATGGCGGAATTGAAACGGCAGATTTCTAATCAATTCCAGACCGGCACAGTTCACGAAGTCAAGAAAGACAAGTTGCGGATGGTCATCGGCAAGGACAGCGATGGACAAGATATCCTGTCCCCCTGGTTGAATACAGCCAATCATCGCGGCGGTGCTACTGAGGCCAAGTTCTACAAGAAGGGTCAGACCCTTTCGATGCTTTGTCCCGGCGGCGATATTCGCCAGGGGATGATTGCTCCATTTGCACCCAACAAAGATTTCAAACGGCCCGAACATGCTGATGACTCTGGTCAAGATGAAGAGTCTTATCAGTTGGATGATTACCGAGCCAAGCAAACCAAAGAGGGTTACGACAACTGGCTGCAGCCTGATGAGAGCAAGAAAGAGGGCGGGGGCCAGGGTGGCGGTCAGGGTGGTCAGGGTGGTCAAGGTGAAAAGAAGAAAGGTCACACAGGCGGCGACAAAGCTGTGATGAAGACTAGGATGAACAAGGATGGGGGCATCACCCATCGTGTCGGCAAAGATGCTCGTGTCGCTGCCGCAAAGGATGGTGCTAAAATTCGGATGGGCAGTGATTGGGTAGTGGTCACCAAAGGCAAGATCATTTTTTCACAACCGCCGATCCTCGGGAAAGATCCGATCAAGAACGACGACAAGTGATTGATACCAACTGCAACAGGAGAGCCATATGGTAGAACCGACGATGATGGTTAAGCAGCCTCGCATTCTGCAGAAGTTCTATATCTATGACCCCAATGTTCCTGATGTCTTCGGTGGCCTGCGGGTACTGAGTGATCGGGACGACAAGGGCGTGGATAAAGAGAACACCAAGCATGTTCTCGCCGTCCCCCAGCAAGTTCAATACTGGATTGACCAAGGTCTGGCTGGCGAAAAGCCGATTGGCCAGATCAGTGCAGCCCACAAGAAATTGTTGGCGCAGCTTACTCGTGGCCGTAGCGAGGACAATGACAAGACCCCGCCGCGCATTCCGAAATACAGCAAAGCCCATCAGTCAGGTGCTTTGACTTTTGCTGGTCAGCCCGCGGCAGTTCGCCGTAGCAAGAAGCAGAAAGAGCGGGACAAGCAGAAGAACAACAAGAACCCCAAGCCGCCCAAGTCGCCCACTCCGCCGGCGGCAGCATAAAGCATGGCCGGTTATATTTATGATCCCACGCTGGACATGTGGCCGGATTTGAAAAACGGCCACATCGTTCTTAGTCCTGTGCGGATCGGCATGGATCGTTTCACCGGAAAAATGCTGACCGGTTGGGATCATGTCATTCAGTCCATGCTGTTGATCTTCTCGACGCGGTACCATGAACGGGTGCTGCGTCGATGGTGTGGTTCGTTTGTGCCGCATATGCTCGGTGAGAGCGGCAATGAAACAACCATCACTCGGTTCTATTGGGCCATTGCCACAGGGATTGACCTTTGGGAGCCGAACTATCGCATTCAGCGGGTTCGTGTTGGTGTCCGTGATGACGGCACTGTGCTGACATCGCCAGAAGAACTTCGCACAGGGCATCTGTCCACTAGCACGGATGGGGTCTATCGGCCCCGTGCCCATCTTGGTGATAGCAATCCGGAGTCTAAACGGACAGTCGGATTGATCAGTCGTGGCTACAATATTTGGGAGCGCCGGCAAGGTCCCATCTCGGGAGCTCCTGCTGGTAGCGTGGGCGTGACACCAGGATATCGATAATGGCAAATGACCTGACAGTTACAGATCGTCTGGCCGAAAGGATTTCTGTCCTCAATCCAGATTACCTTCAGCGCATGATCGTGCTGGAGGAAATTGATACTGAGCAAATCCTGGCGGACCGTATGCAACGGCTCAAGCAGCTGTGGGCTAAATACGATCCGCCAGCCGCTGCCCAGTATGATGTGGAGATGCTTGAGTTCGATCCGATCAAGATCAACCAGGAAGCTTGTACCTTCTTTGAATTGCTGTTGCGTGATCGGGTCAATCAGGCTGCGCGATCCATCACATTGGCTTACGCCATCGGCACGGACCTGGATGCCATTGCATCCCGTTATCCCGGCGGCGTGCCCCGCCTGCCGGGTGAAACGGATGATCGTTACCGCCGCCGCATTTGGCTTAGCCCGAACACACTGAGCCCGCACGGCACAGCAGAGGCATATGAATTCTGGGCATTGTCAGCCCTGCCGGCATTGCGGGATGTCACGGCCATTCGTTCAGTGCAACATGATTACTATCCGACGATCTTGATCACTTGTTTGATGGAGTGGGAATACGTTGACCCCAAGCCGACACAAGAACAGTTGGTGTTGATCCGTTCTTACATTCAAGATCTGTCGCGGATGGGATTGACGGATGTCATTTCAGTCAATCCGCCAAAGGTAATGAACATCGACTATACTGTTGCCGTCTGGCTTTATCCTAGCACGATACCTGATCAGACCCTAACAAAGATCAAATCCAACCTAGAACAACTGGTCAAAGATCAATATTGGCTCGGCCATGACCACAACCACACAGCCATCCATGCTGTTTGCAATCTGCCTGGAGTGCATCACGTCGACATCATTGAGCCAGTGACCAATGTAGAAGTTGGTCCGGATTGGGTTGTCAAAGTGAACAAGATCACTGTGACCATGGCAGGGCGTGCTGTATGACCGATGAAATCATCACAGCACCCGGCGCCAAATTAATCTATCGAGCGGCGTCTGGGCTTGAGAAAGCTATGGCCGATGTGGACGGTGAGCGTCTGATCGGGACTTACGCTGAGATCATCAAAGACCAGTGGAACCCCTACAAGATTTCTTACAACAATCTGCCCTACCTTGCCTATGCCCAGGGCGCATTGATGTGGGAGCAAGGATGGTCTGAAAGCACTCAGCGGGAATGGGTTGCCCGCCAGTTCGAATACAAGTCAATGCGCGGCACGTTAGCCGGCATTGAGATGGGTCTCGATTTTGCTGGTCGGGATTTCACTGGTGGTTATGAAGTCGAGCAGGCCCTCCGCCCGCCGCAATCATTCTTTGCTTCGCCGTCAATGTCCAAAGAGGCTTACGACTTCTGGATACATCTGATGCCAGAGGTTCGTATTACTTTTCATGAGGGCGTCGGCTGGGATGGTGTCGATGTTCTGTTTTGCGATGATGGTGGTGCAGGTTGGCATGTCGGTCTTGATGATGGTGAAGCCTTGCATGGCCGTAAAGCATACTTGAGGATCAAAGGTGTAGACCAACCCCTGCAGATCTATACGTTCACCAAGACCATCAATGGTGTGGCTTCTGTCGATTATGAGCGTGTCGCTATTCCTGGCTTGGCCGGACTGGCCTACATGCAAGATGATTTCATCAACGACGAACAATACGTCTGCGCCGAAACAGTGGTGCCGCAACTGGTAACCGTTCGCATTGATGGTAGTTACAGCCACGAAGAAAGTCAGCTTCATCTGGACACAGTGCTTCCTGGCATGGAGCCAATCGATGTTCGTTATGAACGCGATAGCGATATTGGTTGGGGCAATTCATTTTTCTTCGCTGGTGACTGGAGCGACAGCCGCAACTTGACACCACCAGAACCGCCCGAAGTGAACCCGCTGGTCTATCATCCGACGCCACCCTATAACACGATACCAGATCCACCGCCTCCAGTGCCTATCGTGTACTACGCTGATGCCGGATACGACGCTGCACGGATGTTGGCTGATCGAATTTTCTTGCATGATCCCGACATCGTTGCGAACATCACCGGGGGCATCTCGTTTGTCGGCGTCGATTATGTCAGTTGGCCAGCTTACACTGCTGACTTGATGATAGATCTAAACACAGAAGATAATTGGCATAGTTGGTTTGCTGATGAAGGCCATCTCACCGATGACAATTATTTTGCTAGCCCAGTTGACCTTGAGGATTTCGATCGAGCGTGTCGCTCCGTTGTGATGTCGCAAGCATTACGGGACAGGGTTCGTACTGCTTATGATCCGACACGATTGATTGAACTACGCGAACGCGCTTGGACAGAAACCACTATTGATCAGCAAGTGATCAACTTGCTCTAGGAGAGGCACACCATGGAACGTAAGGTCAACATTCAGGACTGGCAGAAGGTCACGGTCGAAGATTTCAACAACTTCGGTCTTTTCCCTCGTTCGTCCTTCGACCACATCGTTGTCGATACGCTCATTCCCAGCATGGCGTTCACTGGATTTACCACGGTGCAGACTGCACCGGCGGTGGTGACCGTGGGCAATGGCCGGCTTTATCACAATGGTCTTGTTTTCTACAATGACAATGAAGGTGGGTCATCCCTCGACCTGCTGAGCGTGTTGCCAGTGGTTACTCGCCGTTATGTCGGCGTGGTGGTGTGGGGCCAAGAGGTTGAAACGGATACTGAGCCGCGTACCTTCCTCACGGACCCCGTGACCCGCGCCACGGTCGCGCGTGTGGTCTCGACTGAGAACCGGCGGTGGGCGAACATCAGTACGGTGGTTGGTGCTGAAGGTCCTGATCCGCAGCACCCATCCATTGCATCCAATACCCTGGCAGTGGCGTGGATCTTGCTTGATAGCACGGGCATCGTTTCTATTGAAATGTCCGAAGAGAATTACGCGCCTAATCTTCTCGATCTAGATGCGCGGATGAATGAGAACGATGCGTGGCGTTCCCGCACGTCCTCGCGTCTTGATACCTTGGCGACCGATATTGCAGCCCTTGCCATCCGTATCAATGGCACGGCAACAATGCGTTTCGTTATGAAGGTCTGCGCCGACGTTGCTCGTTTGAAAGAAAAGGCGGGGCTCCCTGACAATTATACATCGTGGGGTGCTGACCATTTCCTGACCGACGACGAGTCTGATATCCTGCATGTCGATTACATGGCCCAGGTTGAGGAAGGCATCCGGTTTCCGTTTGAACAGCAGCGCGATACGCAGTTCGCCTTGCTCAATCCCCTAGACCCTGCCGTCACCAACCAGTCCAACTTCATCCTGCCTGTTTATGATCAAGTGACCCGGTTGGAGGTTCTCGGCAACGATAGCGAGCTGTCGATCTCGCAATACCAATTCCAGACAATCAGTTGGGAATTGTGCACTAAGACCCGGACCCGCATTCGTTGGGGCACGGCGTTCTATGTCTGTCAGAACGGCGCATGGTGGTTTGCTCCATCCGGCAATGACTGGATGACATCCAGCGCAACTGAGCGTGGTGCTGGCTATTGGGGCGGCTTCTCGGTCAACACCGATTTGATCTATGATCCTGTCCGCAACATCTTGACCCGCGGCAATGAGACATTCCAGATCCTGGATGTGCAAGACAATCCTGGCCACACCATCCTGCGGCTTGTGCAGTTCTGGGTCGATGAAATCGTCGACAGTTATTACTGGCGGCAGATCGTCACCATCGAAGGTTTGCAAGGGTCGGTCGTATCGCAGACCTTCCTGAATTCCCAGGGTGGTTGGCTGACGTCGGTCGATATGTTCTTCACCCGCAAAGCTGCATCGGGTGATGTGCACTGCCTGATCTGCGAATGTAATGCGGCTGGCGCACCCAACTATGAGCGGACAATCGGCCGTTCGACTTTGCCTGCCGACCTGTTGCGGATAACTCCGAATGGCACGCGGTTTGAATTCTTGCCGACATATCTTGCAAAGGGCGGCCGTTACGCCGTTGTGTTGCAGACGGCAGGCAACCACTTCATCAGCCTTGTTCACAATAACAAGTTCGCTCAGGGCTCCATGTTCACCTCGACCGATGGTGCTTGGTCAATGGGTGACATGACAAAGGACTTTGCGTTCCGGCTACAGTTCGCAAGGTTCAGGAGCAACCGCGTCTATGCCCAGTTGGCGCCGCTTGAGTTGGGTGGAGGCATTGCCGAGATCGATCTGAATTACGACTCGACACGGCCACCCGGCACCACCATTACTTACGAGGTGCAGGTCAACGGTGAATGGAAAGCCCTATCGCATTATCACCAGGGCAACCCATTGAATGCCCTGCCGCCATTGCTGCCCTTCCGTGCATTGCTGTCGGGCACGACTGATGAAATGCCTGGCTTTGGTGTGGCGTCGAATAGCCGGTCACTCACCTCTCGGCGTCGTTCTGATTACCGGCACATCTCGACAGCCCGGACAATGCCGACGCCTGTCAACACAGTCTATGTTGATGTCCGTCTGGAGGCATGGCGAGGCCCTCCCTACCACACTGCCATCGTTCGCCTGTTAACGGGTGCTGGCTATGTTAATGTGCGGACACCATCCTTGATCGAAGATGAAATCGATCCGGATGATCCGACCACATTGATCCGGCGTTGCACCTGGAATTTGGCGGCTTTGGGCGGGGCAGCAATCTCTGCTTACAAAGTCAGGATCGAAGGAACAACCGATAACAAGTTGACTGGCTATCTTGTCGGTGAGCGTATCGATATCGGTGTATTCATTTAACGGAGGCCTACATGTCTACTGATAAATATCCGAACCGCAATGTCAGTGTCCCGTACAGTCGGGCACAGCTTGATGAGGCCCGTTCGCATTTGGGGACATCCCACCCTGCCACCATGCCATCAGGACCAGCAAGCGGGGATGGTTCTAAGCGGCAGGTCCGCCAGGGTGAATGGGTGGATGATCGGCGCATTGTAATCGGTGGTCCCTCTTCGCCATCTGAAGACAGCCCTCCTGATCTGCCTGGTGTTCGGGAAGTGCCGCCTGCGACCTATGACCCACTCAAGGTTTACGAGATCAAGTTGGGCAAAGGCATTGTGTTCTCTGGCCGCATGTTGTCGCCAGGGAAAACCTATCAGATGGTCGGGGCAGCCTGTACAGAGATCAGTGCTGCAGTCATCGACGCAGTTGTGATCGGCGACATTCCTGCCGATCCAGATGTTACACCGTCAACAGCACCAGCCACGAAGCACAAATTCAAAGGTTAAGCACCATGGCGCTAAAACGGCTGGATGAAGAATTCGATCTTAAGCCGGGCACGCAATTGCTTCCTTATATGAAGCGGTTGCTGCCATCGCTGGAAGGCCGCTTCCAGTCTATTGAACAAGAACAGGATGCTGTTGCTGAAATCACCGAAGAAATTCGGGCAGCAGCATTGTTGCGGATGAATGAGATCCTGATCCCCGCAACCAAGGACATCATTGCCGTCACCAAACTCGGCTTCATGCTGGCGCCGGTCTCGACGCCCTATACGATGGTGATGGGCTACATGACGATGATCGTGGATGAGGGCGTACAGCGTACCTCATTCACGCCATCACCTTATGTGATCATCGAACATTCGATTGATGATTACGCCATCGCGCGCGTGGGGTCTTACACTCAAAGCGATGGCCTGATTGAATTGACCGTGACAGCTATTCACGGCAACCCAGGACCACATTCAAGCTGGATGATTTCTTCGACGCCAGGCATGGCGGACTCTACCAAGATTTATCATGATGCCGTCGGCCCGATGCATGATACGGTCGTTGCTGATACTGCCCAGGTCATCACGCTACACGCCGAGATCATCGCGGCGGCGCAAGCCCTGGCCGAGTCAGGCCTGGATGCCTATGCCTTCATCCGCAAAGATGGCACGGTGCCTTTCGAAGCAGTGCAAAGGGGCGTGCATCCGCCAGTTGGTTCGAACGATGTCCTGCTTGCAACCACGGCTTGGTCCCGCGCAAGGATGATCGAATACTCGGGGCTGAACGTCACGCGGACTGGTGACACCATGACGGGGCCTTTGAATGTGCCCCTGGTGCCGACACAAGCAGCACACGCCACGAGCAAGCAATACGTTGATAACGTCCTGGGTGCTGGCGGTATCATCAATGCCAACCTCACTATCAGAACATCCAATCCGGCACTGAGGTTGCAGCCCACTGCCACCGGTGAACACCGGATGATTGAGGCGCTGTCAACCGCTGGTGTCCGTCGCTGGATCTTGTCGGTGGCCGATAATACTCCAGATGCGGGCGGCAATGCCGGCGCCAATTTCTCGGTGTTACGCTATACTGACACTGGCGTTTATATTGACACGCCACTGCAGATCAATCGGCAGAACGGCATTACTTATACCAAGCAATTGAATGTCACTGGTGCTTCAGTTGTGAACGGCAATTTTGATGTCATCAACGGAGACATCACTACTTATCGAGCTGGGAATTCTAACACCGGCATCATGTGGATGAATGCCCAGCATTCTGCTTATCACCATTGGGATGGCGGCACGCATGTCTTTGTTGGCGGGGCATTGAGTTCGAATGGCGGCAACATCTCTGGTGGTCATCTTAATTGCTATAGCGTTTACACCAACGGCCACCCCGCAACAGTATGGGGCATGACAGTTCACGGCAACGAAACTGTTAATGGTGCGACTTACACTCAGCATCTTCAAATCAGTTCTACCGGCCCGATGATCAATATGTACGACACGGACTGGGGGCCGATGCATATCCATCACCAATCAGATTTGATTGGGTATCTCAACAATGGTGGTGGCTGGATCGAATACACGACCAACGGCGGCCACAAGTGGATTGCTCAATACGGCTGGCTGCATGACTACGTCAACGGCCGCGCCAGCGCTTACGCGTGGGACGCGGCGAATTATCGCTACAGCCAATTGGTCAACAGTGTTCGCTGGGTTCACGCGGGCGACATCGACTTCGGTGGTTGGTGGTATCAGTTTGCCGAGATCGGCAATGCTTGCATCACGGGCCTCAATATGGCCACCCCATACTACGGTGGTCCTGGCGTGTTCATGGCTCGTTGGCGGCAATGTCAACACAATGTCAATGGTGGTTGGTATACTTCAGGATGGGCATCATGAATATCATTGATCATGGTGAGTGGGTCGCTTCCGAAAAGCCGGAGAATTATCCGATCCCTTTGCCTTCTCACATTCTATTTTCTCGGCGTCTTTCTGATGGTGCCGACTGGTATCAGTTCCGCAAAGAGTTGAGCGAAACGAAAGGCCTGTTCGTCATCGCAGTGCCGACTGATGATGGCGGTCTTTCAATCGCCACCACGACATACGATGTTTCGGAATTGTTTCCGACTGCAGGCATGAGATTGTTCGAAGTGACTGATCCGCCGGCAGACCACGAGTCACTTCGGATGCAACGCCTTGACCTCAAGAATAAAAGGATTGAACCGCCACCCCCACCACCGCCGACATTGATGCAGGTCCTTATTGAAGAGCTTGGATTGGATGAGGCGAAGTTACAAGCCAAGCTCGATAGTCTGACCAACAACAGGAGCCGCCGACATGGCTGACGTAGCATTCTTTGAGGGGCGTTCGTCAACGCCAATTCCGCCGGCGCACCAGCCGGTCATTACGTCTCCGCTGCAAGTGTTGTCTACGCGGATGGACTGCAATCTCGTCGGCCAAGTAGTTGTGACCCCGATCATTCAAGATCAAAGCGTCGGGGATTATGTCCGAGAGATACGGATCTTCTCCCCAACTTCTTCGGGGGCTGAACCTGAATTGATTTTGGCTATCAAGATGCACGCCTTGACAGTCAAGGCGCTAGAAATAATGACCCCCGCTCACGTGATCTAAAAGTTTCTAAAAACTTTCACCAAGGAGAACCAAAGATGTCTGACCCAGTATTCGGCATTAGTATCCGCAGGATTGACGAAGGTGCGCGTCCGGTATTGGCCGCGGATCTTTCTACGATTGGGATCATCGGTCCGGCACCTTTGGCCGATCCGACGGCTTTCCCCCTCGATACGCCGGTCTTTCTAAATTCGAATGATACTCGGACTGCCAAGAAGCTTGGCGAGTCTGGTTATCTGGCTGATGGTGTTCGTGGTGTCAACGACCAGCTCGGTGAGACCCAGTTCGCTGCCCGCATTGTCATCGTGCGGACGGCAGAAGGCACTGATGTTGATCCGGCCATCAAGATGCAGCAGACCATTTCCAACATTGCTGGCAACAGCCTGACCGGCACTGGGATGTGGGCGTTCTTGAAATCGTCAGCCAAGCTTGGCTTCACACCCCGCATTATCACAGCGCCGGGTTACACGTCTCAGATGGCCAATGGTGTTGGTTACATTGAACGGACAGCCACAGGCACTGGGTATGTGCAGGATCATCTTTATCCGATCGAATTCTCGGGGGGTGGTCCGGAAGCGGTGCAGGCTTCTGGTCATGCCTATGGCATGTCCAATGGCTCCCTGGGTTCAGTTGAATTGGAAACTCCAGGTGCCTGGTACGATACTCCGCCGACCCTCACTGCCCCGCCCCCGGGCTGGGAAGTGGCATCGGCCGCAGTCGCTATCGGCGGCATCGGTTACCAGGTCGGCGAGCAGCTGATGATGCCGAACGACGTCATCCTGGTCATCGCGACTGTTGGTGCTGGTGGTGCTGTATTGACCACCACGGTCTCTTCCAAGGGTTTCTTGGTCGGCACTGAAACTCCCTCGGACATTCCGGAAGCACCCTTGCAATCAACTGGTGCCGGCACGGGGGCATCGTTTGATCTGACTTGGAATGAGTCCGGTGAAACGGCAACCTATACTGCTGAGCTTGTTGTCGGTGCCAACCCGATTGTTGCCGGGGCGACGTCCGTCCTCAATCAGTTGATGGCTCATATGATCGTCGAGTCAGCTGGCTCGTCGATGCAGAATGACATTGACTGGCGTGAGACCATGCAGAGCCAGCGCCTCATTCCGCTTTCGGGCGGTTGTCGCGTGATGGACCCGGTGACCTCGTTCATTGTCATCCGGCCTCTGGCTCCTCGGATGGCCGGCATCATGGTCCGGCGTGACCATGAAAAGGGAGCGCCATTCCACTCAGCGGCTAACCAGCCGGTGCAGGGGATCATCTCGCCCAATCGTGAGATCGGGTTCAGCCTGACCGACTCTGCCAATGAGGCCCAGGAACTCCTTGGCTTCAATATTGGCGTGTTGGTCCGGGGTGAGGTCGGGGATGACTTCGCCATCGCTTCTGGAGGGTTCGTCCTGATCAGCACGGACAACGCTGGAGAGGATGAGCTTTGGCGCATGTACAATGTCATGCGGGGCCGCGACTTCATCCACCTGGGCTTGCTGCGTAGCCTGAGGTACTACCTGGGTCGCTACAACATCATTGGCCACACTGTCGCGGCCATTGTCCAGACCATGCAGTTCTTCCTGCGTGACTTGCAGGCGGATCAGCATATCCTTGGCTACAAGGTGACATTCCGGACCGAAGGTAATTCGGCCGAAGAGATCCGGCTTGGCCATCTGACTGTGGGCTTCAAGGCGGAAGAAGCACCGGTCCTCAAGCACCTGACCATCGAGTCTTCGCGTTACCGTGAAGCCATCGATGCGATGGTGGCGGACCTCGCCAACCAGCTCAACTTGTCGTCGGTCTAATGGCCTAAGAAATGACTTGTCATTAATGGAAGGATCAATCCATGGGTACGACTATCTATACGCTTGAGAGTGCGAACTTGATTTGCGGCAATACCGGCAACAAGACAGCACCTGGTATCAGCACGCACCTTGTGTTGCAGGAATTGAAGCTGCCGGCACTGGAAGAGAATAACGTCGACCATTCTCCGGGCGGCGCACCGATCGCAATTGAAATCCCCACTCACATGAACAAGCTTGAAGCCACCTTCAATCTTGCTGGGTGGGAGCCGGATGTCATGGTCTTCCTGGGGCGTGAAGAAAAGCGCTACCAGAAGTTCACGACCTGGGGTCTGATCCGTGACCGCCGGTCTGGTGATGCCCTGCAACTGTACTCGGTCATTGAAGGACGTCTCGGCCGGGTCAATCCGACAGCGTTCTCCAAAGGCAACTTGATGGCGCATGAGTATGCTATCAAGTCCATCACTCATTATGAGCTGTGGATGCAGGAGATCAAGGGTGCTGAACTGTCGGAAATCTACAACTGGGATTTCTTCACCTCGACCAAGGTCATTGGTGGGGAAGATCAGAACAAGCAGCTGATTAGCTTGCTGGCCATTCCGGGTGTGGCGGTTTAATAGTTAACATGACAGTTGCAGAATTGGTCGAGGCTCTGAAACATCAAGATCAGAGCAAACGCGTGGTGATCGCCGACCGGGATGGGGCCGGCGATGCCGAAGATGTTGAATATGTCGACCAGAGGGTAGAAAAGGGTGAGGCTGTAATAACCATCTGGTATCACAAATGATCAAGAATGATAAAACGGGAGGACGGACGATCGAATTGTTCATCCCGTTCGAATTCAACAAAAAACAATACGACGCTATCACGTTCGGTCCGCTTAAGCTCGGGCATGTCATGCTGTGGAATGAGGGCCACTGGCCAAGCATGCTCGAGTTTATGGCTGAACTTGCTAGCATCGAAGTGACCATCCTCCGCGAATTACGTTATCCGGATGCTGACCGGGTGACGGAAATTTTTATGTCTATGTTGACACCCGAAATCCGTAACGATGTTGAAGTTGGACGGGTGCCACAAAAACAAACTCCTGAGATTACAGCAGCAGGTGAAGCAGGATTAGCAGCCGGTCGAGCAGCTGCCGCCAATGGGCAGACGCTGGAGTCCATATTGGGGCCTGGCGTTCCGATCCCACCTGAGATGATGTCCCCTGAAACGATGCAGCCTGGATTTGATTTGAGCGAGGAGCCCTAATGCCCGATCGCGAAAGTAAAATCAGGCTTACGGTAGAAGACAACACCGCTAAGGGAGCGGCGTCGGCGATTGCCAATATCAAAAAGGTAAACGACGCTGCCGCAAAATCGTTCATACCTGCCCAAGCCGCTAACGCAAACTGGGCACGGTCTGCCGAGAGCATGGCCAGGCGCTTGGGCACCAACCTTGTGGATGTGGCCCGACGCCAAGCCGATTTTGCTAATCAGACCAGGAACAGCGCCAAGAACCTTGAGAACCTAGGTACCAAGGGCAGTCAATCTTTCGGATTAATCCAAAAGGGCGTGGAAGGTGGCAGTGCGGCCTTGATGGGAATGGCTGGCCGTTTCTTAGGCGTGGCCGCTGCAGCAGAAGTGGCACGTAAGTCCTTCTTGGGATTTGCTGCCACAGACCAGCGAATGCGTCTGCTGCAGAATGATGCTGGTGCTACCCGCCAGCAGATTGACCGGACCACCGAGTCTCTCAAAAGATTGTCGGTGGAAACCGCAACATCAATGGACCCACTGATTGAGGGGTTCAATGAATTGCGGGAAGCCGGCCAATTGTCTTTGGAAGAAACTGAAAAGATCTTTCCGAAGATCGCCAAGGCTGCCAAAGGTTCTGGCATGGATGTCGTTGCATTAGGTCGATCGATGGGCGACATGATGCGCAACATGCAAGTGCCGGCTGAAGGAGTAGACAAAGCCCTAGAAGCTATTACGTTCGGCGTTCAAGATTTGCGGATGAACGCTGATGCGTTTTCCAAGGTTGCTCCGAAACTGACAGAGTCAATGGCTGAATGGGGCTATAAAGGTCCCAAAGGCATTAATGCCATGGTCGCCATGATGGGCTCCCTGCAGAAGGTGACGGGCGACACGACCAAGTCAGGCATGGTGTTAAGTCGTTTGTTGGAAACGATGTCTAGCGGAGAGATGTCTACCGCTCTTGGTTTTGAAACGGCCGAAGGATTGCAGAAGCATCTGCGCGGAGCACAAGAGGCCGGCGAAGATGTGATGGGTGTTTATATCGGTTTGATTGCCCAGGCCAAAGACCGGGATGCAATACTGAACAAGATTGGTTTACGGGAACGTGCCGGCGTTCGTGCCTTGCTCAATGACTATGACAAGATGCATGGTCGGATGAACGACATTGCCAATAGCAGTGGTCGCGTTGCCAGCTCTTACAAGAATGTCATGGAAGGTCCGCAAGCCAGCATCGACAAAATGATTATGAGTCTGGAGGCACTGGGAAAAGAATTTGGTTTGTTACTGCATACGATGGGTGTGACCGAGGGCATCAAGGCACTCATTAAAGAATTCCAGGACCTGCGGCGGTTGGTCCTTGCCATCAAAGAAATCTGGGACGGTTTCAAGAAAGGTGCGCTGCCTGATTGGGCAGATGACGCCATGTCCGACGCATTGTTCGGCAAGATCGGCGAGTCTTCATTACGCGATGCATTGGAATGGACAGCCAAGAAAATGGGACGTGAGACCCGAGCCTCGAAGAAGGCGCGGGGAGCCACAGAAGAAGGTGGTGGCGGTGAATTCGGTGCGCGCTTCCAGGGTTATGAAACTCCTGGGCCGTCCTTCCCTGGTGAAAAGGAAAAGGCTTTAGAAGATAGAAAGGCATTGGAAGATGCCTTGAAAAATATGACACCGGAATTGCAAAAGCAGGCAGAAGAACGCCGCAAGGAAAGTGCCATCAGGGAATACGGCACTCAGCGGCTTCGTGAATTGAATGAAGAACTTGAGAGGACCACTGGTAACATCAAAAAGATGTCTTATGGGGTGGACAAGGGCGGAGACAAAGTAAGGGTTTTTGCTGCTCGTTTAGACAACAGTGCTAATGCCCTGGGTGGCCTGCTCCAGAATGCTTCCTTCACCACAGGCGGCGTTGGTGGCGGTGGTGGCGGCGGCAATGGTTTGGGTGGTGGCCAATCTGCCGGACCTGCTGGCGGCTATGGCGGCGGCTCTGGTTACGGCAGCGGTGGCAGTGGCATGGGAGCATCGCCCAATGCCGGCGGCGGTGGCGGCGGTGGCACAAGCGGTGGCACAAGCGGTGGCACAAGTGGTAGTGGATCTAGCACAGCAGCACCAACCAATGACCAAGGCGTTCCGATGCAACCAGGTACTTCTGCACCTGTGTTGCCACCTGAACTGGGAGGTCCAACAGGAAGCCCAGCACAGACCAGTAGTCAAGCAGTTAGCAATGCCCAGGGTGGCAATGATCTTAGTCGTGATGCTTATGACAAGATGTTCAAGGGCACACCACTCGCAGGGCAATACGACAAAGTTGTAGAAGAAGCCAAGAAGAACAACATCCCACCTGCCAAGTTTGCCGCAGTCATGGCCCATGAGACCGGCCAAGGCAAATCCAAAATGCTGGCCACCAAGAACAACCCAGCGGGGTTGATGGACCCCAAGACCGGTCATCAAAAGGGAATGGAATTTAAGACCATCGGCGAAGGCATCGAATCTGCCGGTCGCAACATCGGCAAGAATTATCATCGAGCCGGCGGCGACATGCAGAAGATGTCGGAAACTTACGCGCCCATCGGCGCGAAGAATGACCCGGGAGGATTGAACAAGCATTGGAAGGGTGGCGTTGACAAGTACACCAAAGAACTAAGCACTGGCGCAACTGCAGCACCTACGCAAACAGCCAGCACCAACCCTACTGGTGCAGTTCCTGGTGCAGTTCCTGGTACAAGTAACAGTCTGAATATGTCGGTCGACAAAGCTTTGTCGATGCGGGGATTGAACGAAACCAAAGACCAAGAATTGTTAAAGACATATATGAAAACCGGTGGCCGTGGTTTGTCCGGTGAACAGAATGCGTGGTGCGCCCAGTTCGTCAACGGCGTTGTACGCGATGCCGGTGGTACAGGCACCAACTCATGGGCGGCCAAGTCGTTCCTGAAATGGGGCCGTGGTGTTGGCGCCGATGAGAACTTGATGAAGGGCGACGTCTTTGTGTTTAATCGCGGCCGTGATCCGGCCAAGGGTCACGTCGGTATGTACACCGGCAATACCAGAAAGAATCCAAAGACCGGTGAAACCGAATATGAAATGATCCAAGGCAACACTGGCGGGACGAAAGCCAATCCAAACTCCGGCGGCGGTCAAGTCGAGACGACATGGCATACCCGTGGGAGCGTCAGTGCGGGTATTCGTCGCGGTGAGTTCCCGGCCGCGGGCGTACCGGCTAACGTAGCCAGTGGCGGTACCGCACCGGCTTCCTCCGCCAAGATAGCGGCAACGCAACCCATGCCGCCTGTGCAGCCGACAGATGATGCAAAATCAGTTGTTGCACCCAAGGTAGCAGAACAACCAAAGCCGAAAAAAGAAGAAGAGCTCATTGCTCTTGCTGATGGTGGTCCGATGCGTCCCGGCCAGACAGCATTGGTTGGTGAAGAAGGACCAGAATTGTTTCGAGCTGGCTCGGGTGGTCATGTTTATCCGAATAGCATGATGAACGTGAACATGCGTGTTAATGATAGTCATGTTCAGTTCGCTCGCGCGTCAATGCGTCGGCAGGCAGACCGTGAAGTTCGCGAAGCACGATGGAATAGCTACGCAGATATCGGAGCGGCATAGAATATATCAGGAGCAGCGTAATGGCTAATTGGGTTCTGTTTCAGTGGGGGCCGATACAATTTCAAGTCCACCCGCTGAACGTCGGCGAGTATAGCCACGCCACGGCAGCCGACTGGGCCAAGAAAGAAATTGCCGGCGCTGCCATGTATCGGGAATGGGTCGGTGAAAGCGATGAAACCATCCAGCTCAAAGGCCGAGTATTCCCGCATTACTTTGCCCGCAAATCTCGTCAGCGTAATCCAGAAGCTGACAAGCCAAGCAGTGGTGGTCTCGGTCATCTTGATGTGCTCGACAACATGCGCCGGATGGGACAAGCCCATGTCTTGATCCGTGGTGATGGCTGGCACTTCGGTTGGTTCGTCATCGAGTCCTTGCAACGAGCCCACAGCCTGATTGCTCCGGATGGCATCGGTCAACAGATCGATTTCGAAGCATCATTCCAGCGGGTGCCGGTGCCGGATGATCCGGGCACGCAATCCGGTTATCTGACTGGAACGACCGGACCAGCGACAGGAACAGTAGAACCGACACCGACGCCTTCTTCTAATGACTCGTTCGCATGAAAGAGGACCGAGCCATCTGGGTTATTATCCTCATGGCTTTTGGCTTGGTCCTTGTGCTTGTGGCGGCGCTTGCACTGATAAGGATGTAACATGCCCGTAGGATCTTATGACCTGATCACTGTCAGCGGTGATTATGTCACCGTCGATTTGATCGTGTGGCGGCGTTATCGCAATCGTTCACCCGGCATCGTGGAACGGTTGCTGGATGATAATCCGCATCTATCGAAGGCCCATCAGTTCTCGCCGTTCCTTCCGGTTGGCACCCAGGTTCGCATTCCAATTGACTTTGAAGTTCTAAGTGGGGCACCGCAGATCCAGTCGACCGTGGTGTTGTGGGGTTCAACACCATCTGGAGATACGATGGTGCAACCAGCTCCAGTGGATAGGAGAGCATAATGGCCGAACACCAAGGACCAATGCGCCATGCAGCTTGCAGGATCATTGTCGATGGTGAAGATGTTACTAATCGAGTTGACCCTTATCTGATTTCAGTCAAAGTTATCGACACGCTAGAAGGTGACTTCGATACTTGTGCTCTGGAGTTGGATGATCGAAACGCCCAGTTACAAATTCCGCAGGATGGTTCTCGGATCATCATTTGCCTGGGCTGGGACAGCACTGGTCCTCGGCCCTATTCCAATCAGCCATTCGCACAGAACCCACAGAATGAATTTCAAGGAACGGACGCAGACGCAGACGCGGCAGTGAAAAAAGAATTGCCATTCAGTGGTCCTGGTCTACAGATTGTTTTCTCTGGCATCGTTGCTCAGGTCGAATCGGGTTTTACTCGGCGTGGCGGCGGTCGTCGGCTATGGGTTGAAGGCACTTCCAACAATAACAAAGGACCTGGCAAGCAAGTTCAGAACATGACCAAGGGCAAAGGCCAGGAAGATGATAGCAGTGGTGGAGCATCGGCGTCACCTGCTAGCACTGGCGGCGGTAGCGGCGGTGGCGGCGGCGGCGGCGAAATTCCATTGCAAGAAGTGGCTCAAGCTGTTTTCCAGAAGGCCGGACTGCAACTCAAGTTGTCCCCGGAGATGTCAAAGATCAAACGGGACTTTTGGCATGTCAACGAAAGTGCTCATAACTTTGGGCAGCGGATGGCTGATGAGATGGGTGGCTATTTCAAAGTAGCCAACGGCACGGCGATCTTGTTCGGCAAGAACGAAGACATGGGTATGGGGTTTGTCGATGTGGTGTGGGGCGTCAACCTGATTGGCTGGAGGATCAAACCATTCTCCAGTCGTGCCCAATGGGCGAAAGCCGAAAGTAAATTCTTTGATTTGTTCAAAGGCGCCTGGGATGGTGTGGGGAAATCCATCGGCGGCAGCACACCATTCGGCGGCGCAACTGCTGCGATGAATTTCATTCAACCAGTTGCCAATAAAGCCAATGGCTCACAGAACAATGGTGGTGGTTCTGCTGACTCAGAGGCTCGCCGTGGCAATGGCTGGGTGCTATTGAATGGTGACCCCCGAGTAAAAGCTGGCGCCCGATTGAATATCTCTGGTGCCCGTCCTGGTGTTGATGGCACTTACCTCGTAACTGAAGCCGAGCACAATTATCAACGGGGTGTCGGTTTTACGACACGCTGCAATGTCGGTCAGCCTGAGTTGAAACCTGCTGGTTACAAATCTTGGAAGAAACCTGTGACCCCGCCGGATACTCGGACCGAATTCGAAAAGCGTTTCCAAGGTGAAGACCCACCTGCAGCTCCTCCACCAATGGACCCCAACGAAAAGTTAGACATCTAATTCAAACAGGAGAGACCTATGACGGTCATCTGCATGTCATCCGGTCACGGCAAGTATGTCCGCGGTGCCAGCGGTTACCTCGATGAAGTCAATGAGGCCCGCCGAGTTGTTGATGAGACGGCACGGCTGTTGAAGTCGGCTGGTGTTGAAACGAAAACCTACCACGATGACTGGAGCCACAGCCAGAACGAAAATCTCAATCGGATTGTCAACTGGCACAATGGGCAGTCTCGCACGCTCGATGTCAGCATCCATTTCAATGCCTACCAGACCACAACGGCAGCGATGGGCACTGAGTGTTTGTACTTGACCCAGAAAGACTTGGCAAAGAAAGTAGCTGATGGCATTGCCCGTGCTACATCCCTGCCCAATCGTGGACCCAAGTACCGGGACAATCTATTCTTCCTCAACTCGACGGCCAAGCCGAGTGTGCTGGTCGAAGTTGTATTCGTCGATAGCGTGACCGACTCGGAAACCTATGAAGAAGAATTCGCGGCCATCTGTTCTGAACTAGCATCAGCATTGTCCGGCAAGAAGATTGGTGCTGAGCCACCAGTTGAAGAGATCGATGAAACCGAACCTCCGCTAGTAGTGGAGATCCCTGAAGAAGAACCGGGACGGCCAACTCTTGGTCTCGGTGATGAAGGAGATCATGTCGTTCAAGTGCAGACTCTGCTTGGCGTGTTCCCGGCGGATGGAGATTTCGGCCCGATCACCGATGCAGCAGTGCGCGGTTATCAAGCGGCTTATGGCGAGGGTGTGACGTCAGACGGCATCGTCGGTCCAAAGACGTGGGCTGCGCTCGATTACCTGGAACATGCCAAGGCCTCAGGCAATGATCGGATGCCGGCGGATCAAGCCCGGCGGATTGCACAGATCGCTGAGAAGTCAGCCATTGCCAAATACGCATGGAAAGACCGGGGCAAGTTGCCATTGGGCTACACTGCCGGCATCGCCCAGTGTTTTGGATTGGCTGCTACACGGTTGATGGCAGGTCATCCCATTGCGACCACAGCTGCCCAAGCCGATCGCAACAGCACAGACCAAGATGTGCTGACATGGTACCGTAAGCAATTCCAGGCTGTGGGAATGGACAACACCCAGGATGGCATTGACACTTTACGACATCTGTTTGTGTTGTTACTGGGCCTGGGTGCTCGGGAAAGCAGCGGCCGTTATTGTGAAGGCCGTGACATGAGTGCCGACAACTGTACCGCCGAAACGGCAGAAGCATCATTGTACCAGACCAGCTGGAATATCTATTCGTGTTCGTCATCCATCCCGCCATTGCTGAATGAGTATTGGGCTAACCCCAACGGCTTCCTGCCGACGTTCCAGAATGGTGTGACTTTGAAGAAAGATGACCTTGGCAACTTTGGTTCTGGCGATGGTGCCAAGTTTCAATTCCTTTCAAAGTACTCACCGGCATTCCATGTCTTTGTAACCGGGGTCGGCTTGCGTTACCGGCGGCAGCATTGGGGACCGATCAACCGCAGCGAGGTCGAATTGCGGACCGAGGCGGATATCATGCTCCTGGAAGTTCAACATCTGCTCAGTGAAGACGC